TTGATGTTCACTTCAGCCTCACTCTAAGCCTGTTCGTCAACGCCCTGGCCTTTGCAATTCCATATCCCCTTTCTGCCATGGCCTTCATGTTTGGATCGGCCCGCCTTGCCATGCGGTGGCAGATGCAGGATGCGAGCAGAAGCAGGGTGTCCTCTGGGAGGGGGATTTCCCCGGTCGTCTTGACCGCCACCGGCAGCCCGATGAAGCATTCCAGGGTTATGTCAGTGTCCGTTGATGGGCTTCTCCAAAAGAGGAGGGTGCCCTGGTTGGGCTGTGTCCAAAACTCAATGAGGCCATCGGTGTCAGAGTCAAGCTGCATGAGGAACGCGCCGTCAGCCTGGCGAAGCGGGGATGTCCCATTCCTTGCGCTTTCGACCTCTCCAATGGGAGGGTCCTCGGCAGCCAGATTCACAGACGAAGTGGAGGTGACAAGGGTGACCTCGGTCGCCCTGTCATAGATCAGCCTGCCGGTCAGGACAAGTGACTGGAGCCGGTCCCAGATGGCGTCAGCCTGGGCCGAGCCAATGGGCGACCCTGCGGGCTCCTGGTCTGGATAGGAGGACAGGAATTCCCCCATGACAACCTGCTTGAATTCGGTGAAGGTCATTTCTCGCCTCTCATTCTAAGGAACGGGGACAGCCCCTTGCCTTCCTGTGGCGACAGCCTGGCTATGGTGGCAGCCAGCTCAGCGTCCATTCTGGCTCCCACGTCCTGAGCTGAGCCGAGCCTGGTGCTCTGGGTGATCCAGAGGGCCATCCAACGGGCCAAAATGTCAAGCCACTGATCCGCCAGGGTCAGGGTCGTGGTGTCGTCAACAATGGCATGGGCCTGCTTCCAGCCGGTCACCTTGACAGCGAGTCCAGACGCTGGCTTGGCATCAAAGTAGATGGTCCCCGGGGAGGCTATGGCCCATTCTGTCGGGGTGCCAGTTGCTGGCGTTGGCGGGATATGGGTGATCGGGACTGGGCCAGGGTATCCGCCTCGGTCGAGGAGCATGACCCCTGCCAGCTCAACGTAGGATGGGGATGCGATCCCGACCGTGTCGAGGTCTATGGTTGAGGTGGTGGAGGCCAGGGTAGTAGACCCACTGCCCCACTCAGGCCAGACGAAGAAGTAGAAGGCCTTGAACCCTTCAAGAAAGAAGGCCCCATAGGTTGACTCAGAGGTCTGGACTGTCGGGACCCCAAGCTCTGAGGCATGAAAAAGGGCTCTGGCTTTCAGCTCTCCGTAGGTCACAGAGAGAGGATACCAGAGCCCAGGGGCCTGTCAGGCAGGCTTACGAAGCCGAGCTGACAAGCTCAAAGGAGAAGCAGCCTTCGTCAAGGCACAGGTCGAAGGTCTGGGCTGCCCCAGCTCCGGTCTGCCACTGAATCAGGCCAGCGAAGAACTCTTCACTCAATGGGTGGATGGTCGAGACGTAAGTCTTGACACACCGACCATTGACGAACCAGGAGGTTACGCCGGTGCCGTCTTCCTTGACCTGAACATGAATGGACAGGGCCACGGGAGTAGCAGCTACCAGGGTGTAGACAGTCGCAGCCACAACGTCAGAGCCGTTGCGAATGAGAACTGCCTGAACCGCAGTCGAGCCGTCAACCTTGCGGAACCCAACAAAGTCGGTGATCCCGCCAACGGCGTCAGTGTCGGCAACGCCCCAGCCAAGCCAGAGGTCGCATTCAGTGGCGTCTGACACCCCGCCAACCCCGTAGGACTGGGCAAGAGTGACTTCGCGTGAAGCCGCCTTGACTGTGGCGAGGCCCCTCAGGAGGGCCCCAGAGTCGTCGTCGGTCGAGTTGTTGGCGAATCTGAGGGAGCCGCCAACGTGACCGGTCGCGCTGATAGTCACGTCTCCATCGGTTGCGCCTCCGATGGTCGTTTTGGTGTAGTTGTTGTCAACGTCACCAGGGTCAAGGAATGGCCTGTGCCATGCCTTGTCGATGAAGCCTTTCTGCAACGGGAACACGTTGGGAAGGCAGTCGTTTCCGCGAATAGTCGTCTGTCGCATTTCGTCCTTACGCAGCACTCACGTTGCTGTAGACACTGATGCCAGCAGGTCGGCGGCAAGCCAACTGACCCTGCATCTCGAAGTAGACATCCCAGTCAGAAGTCTTTGGAATCCTGACGGGGGAGAGCTTGGCTGGACCGGTGTCGCCAACCCACTCCAGGCACTTCTTACTGAATCCCCAGCAGTTGGCAGCAGGCATCTGATGGTCCGCAACGATGGCAGTGCCTTCGATGACGATGTTGTCAAGGCCGTAGCGATCCTTGAGGCCGTTGTCGGTGATCCTGACGAGGTCGAGGAACTCCTCCTGCAGGGCTCCGTAAAGCTCAGAGTCGGACCTGTTGGCGACCGCCAGAACGTCAAGCCTCATGGCCTTTCCGTCAATGTCGGTGATCCTTCGGTACCTGTTCTGAATCCCCAGGACGAACGCACGACCCATGGTCGCGGCGGTGCTGGAGACGGAAGCCTGCCACCAATCGTTGTCGGTCTGGCTGATGCCGCCGACGGTGTTGGATGCGCTTCCGTAGTGCAGGATGCCCGCAAGCCTCTTCGAGGTCGGAGTGTTGGCTGAGTACATGGCCTCGGCAAGAATCTTGTTGAATCTTGACTGGAATGCCTCCTCCTTCTCCTGCGCCAGGCTCTTGCCACCGGGACCCGCCATGATGGTGTTGTCATCTTTGGTCATGGTCATGGAGTAGCCCAGCTTGGCGACCGTGTAGATCGCCCTCGTGTACTTGTCGGGGATGATGTAGTCGCCAGTGACCCTGTTGCCGAAGCTGTGCCCGACCTCGATGGTCTGCTCAGTCATCTGATCCAGGTCTTCATAGCTGATTGGATAGGAGACCTTCCAGGAGCCCTCACCGAAGGTGATCGGGGTTCTGTTGATCTGCCCTGCGTCCTTCAAGAACGCATAAAGAGGAAAGATTTCGTGGACCTGATTCAGCCACCTGTTGGCGGCTGTAGCCCCGAAAGAAGAGACGAACCCGCTAACTGCGGGCAGTTCAGAGGTGAAGTCTGCGTTTCCGATTGCCACAATAGTTCTCCCTTAGCTTTGGAACTTCGCACCACTCTGGGCCAACTGTGCCAGCTCCCAAGCAGAGAGCTTCAACTGTTCGTCCTTCGTGATGACACGCTCAAAAGAGTCGGCAGTGCCTCCCGACGATGTTGAGGCTGCAGCCATCCGGCTTCCCTTCCCTGTGCCTGCGCCATCCGGCTTAGGTGCTCCTGCTCCCTTGTTGCGGGAAAGGATCACGGCATGGGCGGGGTTCGTCACCCCGAATTCTACCATGCTCTCACGGACGGCCTTTGCGTCGAAGGTTTCGCCGGGGTAGACCTTGGAAAGCTGCCCGAGGATCGTGGCATCTGTCTGGTTCTTGATCGACCTCGTCGCGGTCTCCTCAAAGGCTGCAGAGGCCTTGCTTGCCTCCTTGACGATGGTGTCGTTCTGATCCCTGAGGACCTGAATGACAGCGACGAGCTGAGACTCCAGCGGGGTCAGATCGCTGGGATTCTCGGCAATCTTGAGCAGGTCGTCTGCGCTTGGCAGAGTCGATGAATCGACCTCCTCCACTGCCTTGACAGCTCCGATTGAGAGGCCAAGGAACAGCAGGGCTGCCTTGTTCTTCGTCGGGTCGTTCGTGCTGAGGTGGGACATGAACTCAATAAAGTTGAGCCCTTGCTCATAGACTGCCCGTGGCTGCAGCTCCTCTCTGAGAGCCGGGTCGATGTTGACCTCGTCCATCCAGCCTGACAGGATTCGGTCATTGTAGGCCTCAATCCAATCAACGCCAGACGAGTCGGGCAGCTCCACTGTTTCGTCTGTGTCACCCGCTGGGGCGTCCTCAAGTGGGGCGTCGCCTTCGGCAGGAATGACGGGGGCTTCGCCGTCCTGGGGCGGATCAGCAGGAGTGTCGCCTGCGGGCGCGTCGTCGCCAGGAAGGTCGGGGGCGTCTACGGGGTCAAGAGGGGTGGCCTGGTCGATGACGTAGGTCGGCCCTGGGATTTCAGTGCTTGTGGTGGCGGGGTTCATTGAATTGCCTGAGAGGGGTCTGCCCCCTGTGCTGATGGGTCAACGCCTCCATCTGGCCCAACTGGGGCCATTACTGGGGCGGGCGGTGCGAGGTGGGCCGTGATGTCTTTCATCCCGGCGACTGAAAGCCAGTTCTCATAACAGAGCTTGAGGGAGTTGGGGAAGTAGGCCGCGAGCTGCAGGGCCTTGTCAAGCATAACGCCAGCGAATTGAAGCTGCTCGTCCTTGCTTCTGAACCGCATCGACTCCTCAGCGACCGTGATATCCACTGTCGGGTCGAGGATGTCAGAGACGGTGCCCGTGCCGTTCTCGATCATGCCCGGGGCGATCCGCATTCTTGCCGATCCGCCGATGGCTATGGTCAGCTCACGCTTGTCGAACTGCCTGCCGACCGCGATGATCGTCCAAAAGAGCTTGCGCCAGTGTTCAGCCCAACGTGAGCTTATGCCAGAAGTGGCGATGCCTGAGGAACGGCTGATCTGGTTGACCTCGGCGGCATACTTGATGCCTTCGACCTTTCCTCCTGAGGCGTAGGGGTCTGCGCCTGAGGCCTTCGCCATAGCCATCTCAAGGTGGTCCTTGAGCATGATGTCTGCCTCCTCGGGGACTGCTCCCTGAAGCCAGACGGGCGGCTGGGCCTCGTCGCTTTCGGCAATGAGGTGCCCGCGACGCCCCTTCATGAAGTCATCGACAGCACCAGGGGCATACCCTTCAGGCCTAACGAACCATCCGCCTCTATTGTTGGCTGAGATTTCTTCCCATGCCCGGTCAACCCTGGAGAGAGCAGACTGGAACGGAGAGACACGAAGGGCCGGGGAGGTCGGGCCGCTGGCCCACTGCCACTTTTCGTCGTTCGTGACCCTGACCGGCAGGAACTTGCGGACGAATCCGTGCTTGTCCGTGTGGACGAAGTCGCTGGGGCCGTGGAACAGGACGCCCCAGCCCTCTGCTGACCCGCCAGTCGTGGCAAGGTTCTTGATAAGGACCGTGAGGTTCCCCAGCTCGTCGTAAACGTTGAGAGTGATGACCTTGGCCCCGTGGTAGTCGGTGTCGGCATGGGTGCCAGCAACGCCTGAACCTTCAATGGAGACACGAAGGGCGTCGTAGGTCTCGGTGATGGTGCCTTCAATAAGCCCACCGCCGTCCTCGGCGTAGTTCTTCTTCAGCTCAGGCCAGGTTGAATTCTCGACATGGGCGATCCACTCTGAGAACCTTGGCTCCTTGGCGTCAGGGTCCCATAGCATCTCACGAACGGGGTCCACTGACCTGAGGCCAGGCTTGCCGTTAACGATGGCTACCAGGGTGCCGCACACGCCATAGACAAGGAAGTCCCGGCAGGAGGCGTTGGTCTCAGCGATGGCGTCCGAGTTGTTGACCTGATCTCCAATACAGTCCTTCAGATACTCCTCTATCGCAGCGACGACCATGGGCCCGTCCCCGCCAGTCACCTGGGGGTCAGGGGCCTTGAAGGCGATCTGCTGCAGGACAATCCCAAGGGACTGCTCAAGCCTGTTGATGACACCTTTGGAGGCGACAGGGTCCGACACGAACCCGGCGTCTGTCTGGGCGTCGTAGATGATCGTGGTCCGCTTGCACTGATCGACAGGCAGGGCCATCTGGGAGTCAGGGTCGATGATGTTGACGGCCCCTGACAGGGCAGAGGCAACCTTCTCGGCGTTCCACTTCCACTCCCTGAGCCGTTCGATGGAGTCATTCACCCGCTTGACAGCGAGCATTGCAAGAGGCGGGATCATCTTTAACCTACCGAATACTCGCCGGTCTTGAGCTTGGCCTGGACTTCAGGCGTGTCCATCCAAGCCTTCTGGCGGGCGTTGACATCATCAAACTTCGAGGCCGAGGCCCCCATGGTGAAATGGGGGCGTGACATGACTCGGCGCATGGTGCAGCGGCAAAAGTGACAGGACTGAACGTTGTCCCTGGTCTCAACCGTGGCATCGCGGTCACTGACTCTTTCACAGTTCACGCATTGGTAGGTGTAGATCATGGCTTGGGCTCGTCAGCGGGCAGCTCCTTCAGCTTTGAAGGCTGAATCTCACCCTGCGGGAGAACGTCGGCTTCCCACTGTGCGTCCTCGTCTCCCTCGGCCTGCCCTGGGTCTTCCTGACCGTCTGCTGGCAGCCCCTGGTCCTCGCTGGGGTCGAAGGTCGCGGGAGGAAGGATGAAGGCCTCCTCTGTGATCGTGGGGTCAACCGGTGCGGGCTCAGGCTCGACATCTCCAGCCAGAATGCCGGAGCTGTAGGCAATAGCCTCCTCGACAGAACCAGTAAACACCAGTACATCGGTAGCGGGCTGATCGCCCTGGTAGAGGTTGACGACCCCGTACCTGCAGGTCGCCAGCCAAAATTTCCCACACGCCCTGCAGGAGGGCTTGCCTGTTGCCTGAAGAAAGCGGGGGCGGTCCCTCTGGGACTGAGCGATAGCCGCGAGAATGAGCAGGGCGACTCGGTACATTGTCACGATGTTACCAGACAGACAGGCAGACACTAGACGGGCCAGATTCCTGTTCTATGGTAGAACTCTGCCTTGTTCTCCCTTGACGGGTCCCACTGCGCGGCAGTGATGTCGTCCAGCTTTCGCTTCCTCTTGATCGACCCATGCAGGGCATAGAGGACCCCTGTGATGGCGTGATCGGCGCAGTCCGAGTCTATGTCGCCGTCGAGCCCGTGGACCTTCTTGGGGTGGACCGCGCTGGACAGCTCTGTCCATAGGTTCGGGCAGGCGTTGACATCGACCCGAAGCAGAGCCTCGTCAAGGTCGAAGCCGCCGACTAGGTCGTCCATGGTCGCGAACCGTTCGGACCTGTTGCCGCCAATGCCTGCCATGAACTTCCCTTTGAAGCCGGTCTCACGGGCAAACTCTTCGCTGTAAATCTGGGCAACCGGCCTGCGGTCGTCATCTTCGTGCCGCTGCTGTGCCTGCCACATTGCAGGATCGCCCTTGATCCAGGCATAGGTCTCGTTGGAGGGGGAGGCCTGCATGATCCGCCGAGCCTGGGCCCTGGCGGTCCACCCCTTGGAATAAAGCTCCCTATAGGCGATCCAGAACCCGTCTGGGTGGAGGGCCAGCCAATGGGCCGAGAATGGGACAGCGATGCCGTAGTCCACTCCGATGACCTTGCGCCAGGAAGGGCTGATGGGGCCACTCCAGGCCATTCTCTCTTCGGTCGCCAGGGGCCACCGTGCCCCCTCTGGGGCATCCCACTTGCCGAACAGCCTGGCGTTCCTGATATGGGCAGGCAGGCCAGCGATGGAGGCCAGAAAGACCTTGCGCTTCTTCGCCCACTGGGGGTTGTCGTGGGGCAGGGCCTGCACGAAGATGTAGTCGAGGGGGTCGCCGTTCTCGATTGAACCACCCCTTGGGTAGGGCAGCAGCCGTGCCGAGGCCGGGAGGTGCGGCCTCCACCTTGCACGGTGATAGGCGAACCCGATGCCGTCAGGGTTTGAGCTGACAAGCACCGGGTTGAAGGGGGAGTCTGCCCTGCAGTTGTAGAGCAGGTTGCCGAAGTCTTCCTCTGTGAACTGGGTGGACTCGTCAAAGATGCCCCCATGAATCTCCTTTCCTCGGCCTCGGGCCAGGCCTTTCTCCTGGGCGTTGCGGAGGAGGATCGCGCCCCGGTGCTTGGCATGGAAGACGAAGGCATAGCCGTAGTCCTTGTGCTGCCGGTAGACCCTGCCTAGGTGGCCCCACTGCTCCTCTAGCTGGGCCTGGTGATTGTCCCTGAGGTCGTCGTAGGTCTGCCTGGCAAGAACGACGCGGGGCCTGTTCACCCCATAGTGGTCCGCGAGCTTGAGGCACATGCCGACACCGGCACACCGGTCGAAGTAGGACTTGCCCCCGAACCCTGCGCCGCCATAGAGGACTCGGGCCGTCCGCCTGGTCCAGAGGGCGAGCCAGGCCTCCCGCTGCTTCGGGGAGAACCCAGCTATGTCTGCAAACTCTCTGACCAAACGCTACTCCTTCTTGGGCCTTGGCATGACCTTCAGAGTAAGGCAGATGTTGGGCGGCTCCTTCCCAGCGTAGGCCGTGATAATGTCAGCGATGGCCTTGCGGGCGAATTCAAGCAGCCGGTTGAACGCGCCAGGCTTGTCCCAGCCCGCCGTATCCTCCCAGGTGTAGAAGCGGCACAGTGAAGGTGTTTCCCCTTGAGCAGGGGGCAGTGACTCGGTGACCCTTGGGTTCTGTCTTAGTTCTGCCATGGTTAGCTTCCTGCCTGCACAAGGGCAGACTGTAGGTGCATGTTCGTTGATCCAACGGCGATGAAGTAGACCGACCCACCAGTGGGCCAGGTCACGCCGAAGAGGGAGCCAATGAAGGCCCCATTGACGTAGAGCGAGGCGTTGCAGTCGGCCTCCCCGCCGTGGACATCAATGACAATGTCGAGCAGGCCAGGCGGGATCGCCGCCGTCCCTGACTTCGTGTAGCCTGCAGTCGAAGCCTCGCTGACTGCTGAGGCCAGGCAGATGACCGACCCGTCGAACCAGGCGAAAAGGCCGTTCACGACGAGGGTCGTGGTCGGGGTGCCTGACATGACGCCGAAGCCAAAGGAAAGACCTGCAGAAGACCAAACCTTGCCCCTGATGATGGCCCGCCTGCCTATGGAAATGACCGGGGGAGCTGGCAGGTTCAGCTTGATTTCAGCCGTCTGGGCTGCTCCCAGGGGGTAGCTGATCGTGCCAATGCCGTCATTGAAGGCAGCCGTTGGGGCTGCCCCAGAGTTGGTCAGGGTCCAGGCCCCTGCAGAGTCAACGTCTACCACTTCAAAGAAGTAGCCCGACTGGCTGCTCACCGAAGGGGTGGCCCCCGCCGCTGGCAGCTCACCCACTGGTGAGGCGGTGCTTGTTTCAGTCCCCATTGCTGGCATCGTCTAGGTCCTCCTGATCGTCGCTTTCTGCCGGATTGTCGCCGGACACGTCGAAAGTGTACGGCATCGGGTCGATGGGCTCCTCTCCAAGCGGCTCACCGACCGCCACAAGGGCGAGCTGGCAGGCCTTGATCCTGAAGGCCTCGTCTAGTGTGCCGTTCGCCATCTCCAGGGCCATCTGAGCCACCCGGCGACGGGTTGCGCCCTTGAATTCGTCGTCTATGGCCTGGCCTCCAGCAAGAAGGGCTGCGCCCATGCGCCGAAGGGGCAGCAGGGCAACGGCAGTCTTGGCCCCACTCATGGCTGACATGATCCCTGTGAGATGGACACGGCGCGAGTTGGGGGAGTCGTCCTGGCTTTTCTTGACCTTCTTGATCGCTGCGGCAGTGTCAAGGTCGATTTTGCCACCGACCGTGGACATGGCGTCCATCTGCTCGTGGGTCTGCTCGCCTCTCTCTCTGCGCCTGGCGACGCTGATAGCCTCGTCCTCAAGGGCTGTGACCCTCATAGAGTAGGCCATTTCAAGCGAAGTGGCGACAGACTGGTGCCTGCCCCACTGGTAGAGGATCGTCTTGTACTGGACCCGCCCTGGGTTGTCCTTGCGGCCCTCGTCCCATTCAGAATGCAGGCCACCCCCCGACACGAACTCTAGGAATTCGATCAAGATGCGAGGATTGTAGCGGCTGAAACCTGGGATGGACTCGGGGACATCCCAAAAGTCATCGAAGGACGCCTCTGGGATGCCAGTTGAAGGAATGAGGGGGCCCCTGATAACCGGGTCCCGTGCCATGGCTTACTCTACACAGGAGAGGGACAGAACGCCTGAGACCTTGAGCTTGGCCCAGCCGACTGAAGCAGCAACGGCGAAGTCAGCCTCCCCGTCCCCTGGTTGAATGTCAACATTGTCAATCTGCTGAATGGCAAGCCTGACAAGCTCGTCCGAATCAATCTCCACTCCCTCAGGAAGTCCGGGGACCGGGACCTTCACTGTCCCCTGCTTGAGCTTCAGCTTCACCGAAGGCTTCACTTTCAAGCCTGCCGCTTGACCGTCGAATTGAATCTTGAGGTGCATAGTTCACTTTTCGCGGGGCTTTGCCCGCCTGCTTCATTGTACCGGTCAGAGTGTCAACCCATGACTGAGGCACGGGGAGCCCGCACTGGCCCGCGTTCTTGAGGATCGAAGCCACCTCCCAGCAGGAGAAATAGACAAGAGAAAACGAGCTGAGCCAGTGAAGGGGGGTCGTAAGGATCGGGTCCACACGGGCCAGGACCCAGAAGGCCAGGGGCACGAACATGACGAAGGCCGACTTTACGGCCCCCTTCCCGAACTTCGTGCTGCTGAACCCCTCCCGGTCGAACCAGAGCCCCTTGGCGGTCCCCAGCAGCATGTCAAAAGCGATCAGCCCACCCAACGCCAGGAAGGCTTGGGCTGCAAGGGGGGACGGGACGAAGCTGAGAATGGTTCCGCCACTGAGGGCCGAGGCGAGCACGAGCGGCCCGGCCCCTAGCGGCCCCATCATCGCGCCCAAGATCGGCTGGGCCACGAAACTCCAGAGCGGAAAGTTATCGCTTGCTTCTCTATGCACAACTTCGATTTTACGCCATCCGATTACCGCCCTTCCAGGCTCATGAGCGTAAGAAAACCTTTACTTCCCTTAAACTGGATGGTTGCAACTGCAACTGGTTAGCTTCAACCATCGCAGTCTGGGGGCAACAGGGGCTGGTCCGAAAAAGAAAAAGAGTCTTTATGACTCCTCATAAATACCCCCCCACCCGTATCCTACCGGATACTGCAAAAGTTTTCAAGGACCCAGAAAAAGCCCGTTTTCCAGGGAGAGCTAGGGGGTTAAACTTTTATTATCAGAAAGTGAAGGGTTGATTGCAGATCGAGTGCTCAAACCTATACAGAACCCGATAGTTGCAGATGCAACTTTTCTGAAACGTCTGTGTCTCATTTTGAGAGGGTTGCTTCAAACCCGATAGTTGCACATGCAACTTTTCTGAAACGTATGTACCGACGAAACGGAGAATTGCTTCAAAATCACGACCGGCCCTCACCGGGACTTTTCTGATAATTTCGTGTTCGTTTTACGGAACGTTGAGTCCACAGTCACTCAAGTCCTGTCTGGCTGCACCTACAACGCAGAGGCCCGTTGAGCCTGCCCGTGGGGAATCCTCCAGCCCGTGGTCCTACTGAAGAAAGCCTGAAGAAGGCGTGAATAGGTCTAAAGCCTCATTGTTTCATCTTATGCGCTGGGACCTGTTGACAATGTCTCCTGACCGTGGTACAGTCCAATCAGCTCCCCAAGAGCCGAGACCACCATGAAATTTCTCACCGCCGATCAGACTTCCAGAACCCTGAACATCCGCCCCTTGAACACCCAGGGCCAGGAATGCGATCCCGCCTATGGCGTCTGCCTGGTCCAGGTCACCCGGGCTGCAGCCATTGACCTGACCCTGAATCAGGTGGGATACGCCACTCTGGACGAGCGCTGCAACATCGCCGCCCTCGTCTACGATCTGACCATGTCCGACCTCTACCCCCTCGGCGCACCCCTGCCAGAGGAGCTGGGCAACGCCGTGGCGGGCCTGTCCGCCGTCTATCACTTGGGCCAGCAGGTCAAGAACGCCATCGAACCCCGCTGCAGGGTCCTGGTGCCAGGAAGTGAGGGCTGCCGTGACACCTGGGCCCAGTGGCTCGTCCCCTTCGGCCTGGCCTTCAGAATCCGCCGCGCCGCCCAGGGAACCGCCTGGGAGAAGTCGGTCTGCATTTCCCAGCTCGACCCATCTGTCACCTGGGGCAGTATCACAGGGCAGGCCCCTGCGCCCCTTGCGGTCCCCACTGCTCACGGGATGCTCTAGCCCATCGAACTGGCCCAGCACACCACTGGGCCTTTAGACCCATTCTTTACGGACACTTGACATTGTCACCGAAAACCAAAGTAGTATCCAATCAAGCCAAGAGGCATAAGATGAACACCGCCACCGCCCAGAACTTCGCCACTCAGATCGCAGGCAAGATCGCCGCCAGCCCAGTCGGTGGAACCCATTGGTTCGACACCCCTGCCCAGAACTGCTTCATCGTCGGCGGGGTCGTTCCATCGGTCAAGCTCGCCCAGGGAGCCAGTGCAGGCGTCCCAGCAATCTACTCGGGCATCATGTCCCTGCTTCATGAGCTGAGCGACGTAGAGGCCCAGGGGATCGGCTGGTGGCTGAGCGATGGCGTTCTCTACCTTGACGCAGTGGGCACAACCCTCACCGACTCAGATGACGACAGAGAGAATGCCCTGCTCTGCGCCAGAGAGATTGGAGAGAAGGCCATCGGACACTGGCAGAACGGAGCCTACGCCGGGGACATCATGGCCTGACCCCCACCGGGGTCCGAGGGTAGTGCCCCTCGCTGACGAAGGCCAACCAAGAGGCCGAAACCCCGCCAGACAAGAGAGAAGACCATGAAGAACATCTACGACACCGAAGCCGCCAAGAAGCTCATTTCTGCCATCGTCCTGAACAGGAAGGGCGAGCTGGTCGCCAAGATTCTCGGATACCGGGCATCCTATGGAAACACCTGGGTCCAGGTCTGTGGCACCTCTCAGCCTCGCCGCCGTGCCCATGATCTTGACTCGGCCCTGCACGGCCTGGTGATTGACGGCGTGACCCTCTACCGGCAGTGTGTCAGCCCGGACGACGCAGCCAAGATTCTGACCCATGTCAACAAACTGGAGCTGAAGGCCAGGTTAGGGGGACAGGGGCTGGACCCTGTCACTCAGAAGGCAATCCGGTCATACCTTGACAAGAGGGGGATGGATGTCTGGAACTGGCGGACGGCTGAGGGTGGATGGACTTCGGTCTTCTACACCAGTGGACTGGCTCGGCTGGAGCAGCTTGGCTATAGGGTGATCCGGGTTCTTGGCTGCTGATGTTTCACGTGAAACATTCCTGAGGCGTTCAATTCGTGCGGCCCCGCAAGGGGCAGGGGGAAGGCCCCCAAAGGAACCTAAGAATGAAACGCTTTCTGCTTTTCGGATTCGACACTCACCAGCCAGAAGGGGGCTGGAACGACTTCATCGACTCGTTCGATTCGGTCATGGCTGCATTGAGCTACTGCATCAAGGCTCCCAAGAATTACAAAGGCAAGGACAACTGGCAGGTCATCGACTCAGAGACCTGGACCGAGGTCGAGCTGTGAACGACCGAAAGGGAATGCTCAACGCAGCCTTTCTCACCCTTGCCGCCGTTGGGATGGCGGGGATGGGCCCAGAGCTGACCGCCCGGGCATTTTCAGAAGCTCAGCCCAGGAAGGCGAAGGGCCGGTGGGTTCTTGACTGGGTGAAGAGTGGCGGGGACATGGTTCACGCCGCCTCTGTGTCAGGAACTGAAGCAACCGTGACCGCTCACTGTGACGGGTTCTTCGCTGTGTTCATGGGCGATGACCTCCACCTGATCCATGAAGGCAGGGCCAAGAACTACACCCTGAACAACGCCAAGAACGCCGCTGAAAGGTGGCTTTCCCTCAACCGTCATCGCATCGAAGCGATGGAAACGAGAGTCCTTATGGGCGGGGCAAGCTACGTCAGTCATGCCCCGAAAAGGCCAAGGGGGGAGAAAAAGTGATCCTCCTGCCTGGCCTGCCCATCGACCCCAGGGACTGCCTGGACCTGCCCGAGTGCTCCAGCCTCTATATCAGGAGGAGGCAGTCCGGGGAGCTGGTCAACATCGACACGTTCACCCCCAGAAAGGGGGACTTCATCGTCCGCCGATCCATGGGTGACACTGAAGGAGCCCTGGTCCCGGTGGAGTCCATGCCTGAATTCAGGAGGCTGTTCCCTGACTGCCTTCGTCCCGGCTGGGTCTGGGAGTGCACAGGGGTCGAGCCTGACGGGTTGGGGCGCGAGACTGCCTATTGGATGCCTGTCCTCTTTGACGTGGCGATAGTCCAGAGCACTGGGAACGCCACCACTAAGTTCACCGGCTGCAAAGTGACGGCCCGCTTCGTTGAAAGGGGGCTGCCCTTTAAGTGGAGGCAGACCCCTGTCTTTGACTCCATCATCGTCCCTCACCAGGACGCCAGATACTATGCCCTTAAACACCCTTCGGGCCGTCATGCCCAATCCTATGACACGCTTCTTCGGGATGCCGTTGAGGCCACAAGAGGGAGACCCAATGACTGCTGATTCAATCATCTATGACGCGACCCTGCACCTGCTGAAGGCAAGGATTGACAGGGAGCTGCTCCCTTCAGCCAGAAAGCTGGAGGGGCTTGTCCTTCCGGGGAGATTCCTCGAACGCCGCCATCTTCAGCTCATGGCCCAGATCGAAAAGAACCATGGGCGGTGGGTGGCAAAGATGGTCAAAAAGGTGGGGCAGGAGATTATCCGCGCCTCCATCGTGACCACCCACTCAAACCCGTGGGAGTGGTCGATCCTGCTCGTTGTCTGCAGGGACGGGACACTTCAATACTGGAAGACCCGGGCGGTTGACAATCGCTCGCGCCTGGGGAACTGGTACGTCCAGCACCCCACCAGGAAGCTCAGGGGGACGCCTGTACTGTGACCTCCTCCTCTGACATTGCAGGCATCGGCGTCAAGCTCTGCGCCCTGAGCAGCAGCAGCCCCTGGCTGGCCCTCTGCTGGCCCGTGGAGGGCGACCACCTTGAACACTGGACAGGATGGACCCTGAACACGGCCCCGGTCCTGGCTCGGCCCCTGGATGCCATGGACATGATCCTGGCCTCCCGCTACATCGCCCTGGCCCAGCGTCGGGGGTACGGGGTGATCGCCCGCTTCATCGGGCACGATCAGGCCGTGCTCCTGTGCATGGCTCAGCTCTATGGGGACGCTCGCCCCCTGATGGAGGACATGACGGCTGCCCAGGGCATGGGGGTCAATGGCTGCCTCATGCAGACCGCCAGATGGACGAATGGCGTCCCCGTCTTTGGCTCTGACTTCCTGGCGGTTGCCACAATCTCTGGGTATAAGGACCCATTTATCGGTGGCCTTTCACGAGTGCTTGACATTGTCAACGAGGATGATGCCAAGATTGAGTCGGGCCCCAAGCCCGAGGAACCGCCATGCAGTTGAAGACTTTTCAGAAGTACGCCAGGAAGGTGAGGGTCGAGGGTTTGAGCCCGGTTGATCCGTCCACTGGCTTCACCTTGAGGCTCCCGCCCAAGTTCACAATCACCGCACCCGCGCTGGGCCAGAGCGACAGCTTCGTGCTCGCCCCTGGTGAGAAAACAGAACGGTACGGGGAGGTCAAAACAGTCAAGCACCCAGCCACTCGGCTTCTTGACGTTGACGTTGAGGGGATCAAGTTCTCCATCATCGTCCACAAGTACAAGGGGGAGCTTCGCCTCTCCACCTCTGACAACGTGACAGGGATGGCTATGCCGACCCTCTGCGCTTCAGAGAAGGGCAACCCAGTCAACGCGCTCCTTGTTGGGGTGCTCCACTTCATTCACGCCAAGGGCCTGACGCTTGAGAAGTTCGAGCAGGTCAGGACCAACGCCTACAACCGATACAAGAAGACCATCGAGAGTCAGTCATGAACGAACAGGAAACCGCCACTACATATCCGGCTATGCCGTCACCCGTCATTGTCAGGTCAGGCCACAGGGCCGAGGCCTTGCCCTGTGGGCACCCATGGGACGGGTATTCCCCACGCCCCGACGACTTGCCACTGGTCGTCCGACTGTCATTCAACGAAGGCAAGCTGGCGAAGTATTACGGAGCCCCCGCCGTGCCAACTCCCATTGATGGGACTTACGTGCTGGCTGAGGCTTACGCCCAGCGGGCCCGGCAGCATGAGGACTGCGACTATGCGCTCAACTTGACGCTTGAGAAGGTCGAGGCCGTGGAGCAGGAACGGGACCACGCCCAGCAGTACGCCGAGAGGCAGCGCAACGAGAAGGAGCGCACCAGGGACGAATGGGGGGCAGACAGGTCGAGGCATGAGGCCGAGATTCACGAGGCTGCCAACGCGAAGTTGGAGCTTCTTCAGCAGATCGGGGACCTGAGTCAGAACCTACAGGCGATCACCGAGGAAGTGGCTGGCCTTCAGGCCGCGAACGCCGACCTGCTCAGGAAGCTGGAGGACAGGAAGACTGTCAAGGAATTCACGTCTGAACTGTCTGCTCATGCCAACGCCACCCTTAGCAAGCATACAGACTGGGTCGCCCTCACGAACCTGCTTAACGACTTCGATGGCACGACTGCCGAGATTCAGCAGGCCAACGAGGAGGAGATTCCCTCCTAATGCCTGCCCCCAGGCTGTTCAGGTGCGGTGACACGCTCTACCGGAAGTCGAACGGCGGCAAGTACACCGTCATCAACTTCTACCTGCTCCCCATGGACCCCGAAGCCGGGGTCAACTATGAGCTGAGGAGCGCAAGGAAAGAGGCGTGGTCAGGATCACAGGCTGAACTGATGAATGAATTCAGCGTGAACCCGCCAAGCGAGGAGCTGCCCGCTAATACTCCAGCCTTCAAGCTGGAGGACGAGCTGATCGAAGTATCGTCTCAGCGCAGGTTCAAGGTGGCAGAGATTGAGGAGCGGACCCCGGGAGCCTATTATTACGTCCTCAAGGGGGTGACCATTGAAGGATCGGAGTGGCGAGGGAACCAGGGGGCCCTGCTCCACAGGTTCAGGCTTCCCAAGCCTGGCGACACCTTCCCTTCACCCAAGCCACCACCCACACAGGCTCCCCCACCGCCTGACGCCGTGAAGTTCCCAGCCATGCTGCCCGACTACGCCCCTGCACCCTGCACCGTGTCCAACGGTTCTGTCGCCATTGCCCAGATCATCGAGATTGAGGACACGATTCACGTCGTTGACACCCAGGGAGGACTCTGGGTTGCTCACCACGACTGCTTCTATGGGAAGGGGATGCAGGGGCCCGTCAAGCTGATCCGGCGCGAGGTACTGATTGAGAACGAGGGAGGCCAATAATGGCTATTGACGACGACGGAGCTGTTAACGTGCGATCCCCTTTCCCGCCAAAGAATTCCGCTAGGTCATACCCTGAACCGTGCTCCATGAACCCTGTGTGTCAGGCAAACATCTTTGCGGACATCCTTGACGAGCGGGCAAGGCAGGAGAAGAAGTGGGGCCAGCAGAACCACCACCCAGACTACTGGCAGGGCATCCTTGGAGAAGAGTTTGGGGAGGTGTGCAAGGCCGTCATTGAGCGCGATCTGGAGAGCTATCGAAAGGAGCTTATTCACACCGCCGCCGTGGCATTCTCTATGCTCGAATGCCTTGACCGCAACCCGAACCCGTTTACCAAAGTGGACCAATCGAACCCATGACGCTTTCTCCCCTTATCTTCCTGGCGATCACTGCCCCAGAGTGGCCCGCCAGGAAGTTCGACCTCACCGTCTACTCGAAACGACTGTTCCAAGGAAGGCCGACCTTCACGGGTGAACGGTACGACCATGCGAAGCTCTCAGCAGCTTCACGCGACCACCCCATGGGTTCTGTCCTGAGGATCACCTTCAAGGGCAGAACCCTCGACCTTCGGGTCAATGACAAGATCAACCCCCGCTACAAAGGCCGAAGAATCGACCTCTCTGGAGCGGCATGGACAAGGCTCTCAAAAGGAGCCGACCCCGGGGTCCTGCGAGGGGCCACGGTTCAAAGAATCAAGTGAACGCCATGAGCGAAAACCAATCACCCAAAGAACAGATCACGTCTGTCGCCCAGCTTCAGCCCGGCGATCAGCTCAAGTTCGGACAGTGGCACACTGTCACCCGCGTCGTAGAAGAGACCGGCATCATCGACCTGAAGCCTGAGCAGGGCCGGGCGACCCAGTTCTCCTTTGAGCAGGCTGAGCAGCTCCTGAAGGCTGGAGCCGCGAGAAGGCCAAGCTGGGAGCTGCTGGAGCTTGTGTCATCTAAGCCCACGGTTCGGACGGCTGTGTTCAACGAGGTCCCGGTGAAGGGAAACGACCCGGCAGCCGACGACAAGGGGGCCGAAGCCTGATGGGCAACCCTATTGACGACTACCCCAGGGAGTGCGTTGACGAGCTGCACGAGAAGTGTGATGGGCTGAGCAAGGAGACCAAAATCCAGGTCTTTGAGGCAGCGATCACCAATCTTGAGTTTGCCATCGAGGCACTGCGGTCGGAGGAGGAGGCCTGATGGACCACCAGCAGCACCAGAAGCAGGTCCTGAAGGCAAGGGCAGCCAATGACTTCACCTACCATGCGCCCTTTGGCGATCAGGTGGCGAGGTACGCCCAGATCAGGGACAGAATCCGCGAGCTGGCCCTCTTCATCATCGACGCTACCCCCGTCAGCCGTGAGCAGTCTCTGGCTCTCACTGCCCTGGAACAGGCCATGTTCAACGCGAACGCTGCCATCGCCCGCAACGAAGTACCCACGGTGAACGTCACGGTCATCTCAGCCAACTCCTCCAATGACGAAGGCCCGGCACTCCAGAGGCTGCAGGAGGCCCTGCAGGAGGCGTTGAACGATCCAGAAGGCTGACCTCACTGCTGCCATGCGACTGAGCCCTGCCGACCTGCCCGTCGGTGGGGCTTTTGTCCTATTTATAGACCATGATTCTCGGACACTTGACATTGTCAACCAACTGCGGGTAGATTCCCCTCAAGCCCTCCCGAGGGGCGAACCGCAATGAAAGACACTCGAACACCCCGGCCTGAGGCAGCCTTCGCCTTTATCCTCACGGCCCTCGTATCCATCGCCTGCTTCATGCTGGCCTCCTGGGCCCTCTTCGGCCTGGTCATCAACCGTGGTGAGAACCACCCCAGCTTCGCCCTCCTTGGCCTGATCCTCTGGGTCATCTCCTTCCCCCACTGTATGCACCCGTTCTACGCGGTGTTTGAGGTCATCCTGATCCTCCTGGGAGACGAGTCGAATGACTATTGAGTCCTACCTTGAGGCCCGTGGCGGAACCCACTACCAGGCCGCCGATGGCGACCGCATCTACCTGCCGGTGGGGGTCGTCATGCACCTGATCGACTTCTGGGTTCCGAAGTGGTCTGATGACGAGTCGGCCCGCTGGTTCGGGGGAGACATTCCGACCGACCGAATCTCGGCCTGGACTCAGTCCATCCGCTGCGCCAAGGTCTTCTGGGACGTGGACCGCCAAAGGTGGGCAGTCAGATACGCCTCTGGCCCCTGGGTGGACCGCCTGTGGGACCGGCTCCTGCGAATCAAGAAGATGATCGACCTTTCCAACGACGAGTCGAAGGTGGCCCTGGTCAGGGAGGGCGGGGACCTGGAGCTGGAATTCCTCATTCCTGGCGGCTCAGGCCACGCCTGGAAGAGGTTGAAGGGCGATCCGATCAAAGACCTCGTGGCATGAAAAAGGCCCCCAGAATCGTCTTCTGGGGGCCTTTCTGTGTCAGATCGCCCTAGTTGGCTTCAGCAGCTTCAGTGGCGGCCCGCTGGGCGTTCCTGACTGCAAGGGCTTCGGTTGAGAGCTGGACGAAGTGCTCGCCTGACACCCCTTGGGCAGCCACTCCCGTAAGCCTGTCTTCAAAGTCCCACCCGTTCCTGTCAAGCGAGACACCGCACCTGATCCCATGGACGTTGGAGGCAGTGAGGGCCGCGATGAACTTGGCTTCATCTCCCCCTTCCGCGAACGACGCCTTGGCGACTTTCGCAAGCTCCTTGACGGCGTAGGCCTCGTTCCCCCCATGGGCAATGACAGCGACCCAGTTCTTGCCTTCCACCGTTCCCACGCCGCCAGTGCACAGAAGGCTGCGGGCCTCTTCCTTTGCTGCTGCCAGCAGAAGAAGTGCCCCTTCAGTCCCCTGCTTCTGTGAGGTCCAGTGGTACGGGCAGTCGAAGGTGAATCCATGGACAATGCCACGGAAGATGAAGTCTTTGGCCTGCTGCTCCTTCGGCAGCTCCTCGAAAGGAACGATGCAGGGATGGGTCTTGGCCTCGGGGTCCTTGACGGGGCCGTACACCCAGCCATCCTCCCGCTTGTTCGCCAGCCACGATTCGTGGGAGGCGGAGGCATTGGCATCGGGGTTGTCGATATGGAACAAGACGCCCTTGATGGCTGACTCCTTCTGCCACTCGGGGGCATCGTCCCAGGCGGGCTGGGAGTCGTCGCCCAGAGCAAGGCAGTAGGCTCGGTTCGCTTCGTGGCAGGTCTTGGCGCAGGCTTCGACAAGCTCGTCGCAGCGGCAGACGGAGGTTGACGGTTTCGACTCGTGGCTATCGCTCATGAGGTCTTGAGGTTACCGCGAGCTGGGAGAGGGCCCAGGACCAATAAAATACAGAGGCTAGACCTCAAGGGAGAATTCCCTCTCTGTGACATCGCCTCTGTATTTTGGTGGAGCGTGAAGGATTTGAACCTCCGAGTCCGTTAGGATCATGGGTTACAGCCACGTGCAATCGACCACTCTGCCAACGCTCCACTTTTGATGAAGCCGGTCTGCTAGGTAAACACTGGAAGAAACCTTGGCTTCCCGACTCCATCCTCGGCGCGATAACGCCCGATTCATTGTCTCACAAACACCGAGACCCAGCCACTAGGACTGGGTCTTTAGGTGCCCAAGAGTCAGCGAACCGCCTTCGCTGACAGAGACTTTACCATATCCCCAGGTATCGCCCCAGGAATGGGGCCACTGCCCCCACACAGACGCCAGCGAGGACCACGGCGGTCCAGAATAGGACCCTATTCAGACCCTCGTCCTCGACCACTTTTGGCCCAAGAGTGATGCGGTCATTGTCTTCCCAGGCGGTCCAGTCCTTTTCTGCCTCCTCTGTCTGGAGGGGCGTCAGGAACGACCCTTCGTCGCGGCCCGTGTCAAGGCCTGTGACGTAGCCTGGGAAGTCAGGGGCTGAGTTGGCATACCGGGAGGCGTCCTCCTGATCTGACTTTGGCTTGCCTGGGCCAAGGATCACCTCAGACAGGTTGACATCCCTGTCAACCGCTGCCAAGCCGTCCCCCTTTCCCCAGGCCCGCATCCCTGTCCGGTAAGGGTTGTGCCCGCTCGCGCCCCTTGGCACAAGGGAAAGGACCGGGTGAGTGTGCAGCTCCCTGCTGGGCTTGAAGTCCATGTTCTTGCCAGTCAGGTCCTCAACATGAATGTAGGCCTCAATGACGGCTGAAGGAATTCTCACCTCACCGTTCATGCTGAACCGTCTGTATGAGATTGGAGCCGTGACCAACTGAATGATCGACCTCTCATAGGGAACCCAGAGCGGCATCTTGTCCCCCTTCGTTCCCCTCACCCGGTTCATGTCGCCTTCACAGGAAACGATGATTCCATACGGCGACTCCTTGTCAAGCGTTCCAAGAACATAGAACCCGCCGCGCTCCTTGGCAAGGAGGCAGAAGAGGTTCAGCCAGACACCGGCAATGAGCTGCTGGTCCCCTGGGTACTTCATGACATGGTTATCAAGAATCTCGTTGATGGACTCGTCAATCAGCCCGCCATGGAGCAGCGGCGACCAAAAGAAGACCTTTGATTCGTCGTTGGCATCAAACTCGTCGGGTGGCTGGTGGGCAGTGTAAAGAATCTGCACCGAGGTCCGCTGCCCGCACGTCCTCAGCCGATCAACGGCATAGGTCATGCCAGTGGCGGACTGGATTTTGGGCGGGCACAGTTCGACCTTGATCGTGCTGGGCGGAAGGTTGGCGAATTCGGAGAGTCCTCTTTCGAGGACGGGGTAAGTGAACTTTCTCATGGGATTTACTTGACTGCGAGGTAGGTGACGGTTCCGATCTTCAGCGAAGGCAGGGCACCGGCGATGGTGAGTCGATGGACATACTGGCGCGACCGCTTGGCGGTCCTGCAGTAGTCAGTGAGTCTGACAAGCTCCCCACTTTCGAGGAGCCGGTTGATGGATGCAGCGGCCTGAATGGCCTCTGGAGTTGGGTTCGTGAGAATGAGCTTAGGGTCAGATGCCATAACGCCTCTTTAACTGGTACTGCCAGTCGTCGTCAAGCGACTGCGGGGGGATGGGGTCACAGTGTCTCAGAAGGGCCGTCTGAGCCACGGGGGAGGCAAAAGGCACCCCCTCCGTTTCGAGGTGATGCCGAATGACCATCCTCGTCCTCGGCCCCTTGGCAAGAAGCTCTGACAGGATGTTCCCCACGTCGTTCGTGGTGTAGGTGTGGCTTGGTGCCCCGTCCTTCCACTTCTCAGGCCATGGGAAGTCGGGCACCCACTCAATGGAGCCACCGACACGCCTGAAGGCGAACGGCTCCCCTTTCCTGGCGAGCAGAGAGCCCTTCAGGTCCCTGACGACCACGAGGCCGGGAATGTCTGGGTGAGTCTTTGCAACGAGCTGCCCACGGGCAACCGCCCGGAAGGCTTGAGAGCCAATGCCGTCAGCCGAAGGCGATGACTCCTCGTTGCCAGACGATCCCTTGTTCGTGTGGCGGACAAGCACCACCGAAGCCTTTGATCCCTCGAATGCCTCGGTTATGTAGGTCATCTTCGGCTGGACAGACTCAAAGGCATTCGAGTCCAGCTTTCCTTTTCCCATGTAGTAGAGCACAGGGTCAACCACCACTAGCCGGTCGCCCGTGCGGTCAGCCATCTTCCTCATTTCCAGGGCGGACTCCTTCGTCAGCTCAAAGGCCCCCTTGTGGTAGCGGATCATCCCCCTGACCCCACCGCAGCGGCGGTAGACCGTTTCCATCTCCGACTGCATGTCTGAGTCGGCATAGAAGTAGCGGGTCCGACCTGCTCCACACGTGATCGGGTGCTGCCAAGGGTCAACCCCTCGGCTGAAGCAGGCCGCGATGGCGAGCATGAAGGAGGTCTTGCCTGCCCCAGGAGCGGCGTCGAGGATCACAACCTTTCCCTCTGGAAGGTAGGGCTCCCAGTTGTACGATAGGTCCGCCGCTGGGAATTCCTCGTCATCGAACCCCGTTTCACCAGGGATGACAACAGGGGCAGGCTGAGCGGGTTGTCCATTCTGCCTGGCGAGCCCAGACTGCTGTTGATGTCCGGCTGGGAGCGCGGGAGGCTGTGAACCACCATACCCGTGCCCCTCTGCCCGTAGATGACGAGTGGCTGCCTTGAAGTCTCCACCAAAACGGGTCGCCGCAAGCCACCCGAACTTAGTGTAGTTTGTGTTCTGCCTAAGCCCCGTGGCGTTGCTGGTGAAAACGATGAGGTTGTCCTGGTTCTTGAACCCAGTCGAAGCAGATACCCCTGACTGTTTGCCCGGGCGAGTCCAGTAAGTGATCCCGCCACGGAAGCCACACTCTGTCCACCCGTCCGGCACAAGAAGGTCCTGCCAAGTGTGCTTGTTTGACCAATCTTCAACAGCCCCATGTCCAACTGGGCCTGAAGGAAGGGGTGCCACGGAAGTAGGGATGCCTTCAGAAATGGCTCGGGCCGCAGTGAGGAAGTCCTCAACCACGCCCGGGCCGAATACGGGGAGGTCTTCCAGACTGCCGCCGAGGGATTGATAGCCCGGAGACGGAGCAACGAGGACATAGCCCCCCTCTCCCCTGGTCTCGATAAGGGTCTTTTCCGTGCCGTCAGATTGACGAGCAAGGGCCAGCTTCTCATTTCCTTCAACGACTCGCTCGCATCGGAAGAGAAGATGAACCCCGTTAGGAGACTCTTCACGATAGGCAGTAGCGACCTCCCCTGTCCGTCCCGCGATGGCGACGGCCTCAAGCCACTGCGGGAAGGCTTCTTTTGCATCGAAGTCAATGCACAGGAGGTTCCCCGATACTCTGCCGCAGATGACAGCAATGGCGACGGCATTAGCGTCCCATCCTGATTCAACTTCGACAGGAGGGCGGAAGCGTGACTGGAGGTGAGACCACGGCGTCGTCCGCCTCTTTTCAATGTTGATTTCAAGAGGCTGGACCCCCGCCTTCGATAGGCTTAGTGCTTTCCTTTTCAGTGTCAAAGAGAGTTGGGGTGGCGGTGTCATCTTGAGGGAGGTTCCCGATGCCTCTTGGATCGGTCGGCTTAGGGTAACGCCGCTGAATCTCTGCCAGGGCGCGGAAGCAGTCCTCTTCGCTCTGGACCACGAAGTAGACCCCATTCATAGCGAAAGTCTCCTGCTGGGGAGACGAAAAGACGATCTTCCCCGGCTTCTTCACCTCAAGGCCGACAAGGATGCCGGGGTATGAGGTGCTGTAGGCAAGCAGGTCGGGGACTCCTGGGGTTGTCCCGAGTGCCCCCTTCGCCTTGAAGGCTGAGGTGGACATGACATCCCACCCAGTCTTCGCCTTCATGAGGGAGAAATACTGCCTGATTCTCTGCTGGAGCCCGGCCTCAGTGAGGGCCGGGACCCGGGGCCCGCGCGGTCTGCTGGGCCCCTTTGGCGGTCTCGGTATCTTCATTGACCTACTCGTCAGCGAATGGATCGTTCTCGTCAGCGACGGCAGAGGCCGACCTTGGGACGAGCGGGATTGAGCCACGCTTCAGCGCGTTCCTGCTGATGAACCTGGCGACCTTATAGGCGACCACTCCGTCAGACAGCTCTGTCCCAGCCGGGATGACTGGGTCATCTCCTGAGGTCAGGTGGGGCAGGTAGAGGTCCCATGCCAGGGCCGGATCAGCCCATCCAACGAGGTCGGCCTGCTTGGACAGGGCAGAGATTGACAGCTCTGGCTCGACCCATGCCTGGCTCTTTCTGAGGGTCTTGACATCCTCGACGAGCTGTAGGACCTGCTCCTCGCGGGTCGTGCCCTTGCCCTTGTTCTCGGTGACGATCCTCTCAGGCTGCCCGGCGAACCCCTGGGGGTAGACGCTGAAGCCGGGGTAGGTGATCGTGATGCCTCTCTGATTGATTGAGGTCCTAAGGGTGATGGCGATTCGGTCGCCCTTCTTCAGCTTCAGGAGGGACTGGACTGCGATGGAGGCGGGGGTGACTGACTTCGTGGGGAAGACGAAGGTCTCCTCTCCGAAGGCGGTCTTGATCGCCACTCTGATGGTCGTTGACAGGGCCAGGGCTCCGTCGTCGTCGTGGATCATGTACCCGAGGCTGGTGGCCCCGAGGAGGATGCCGATGGCCTGGGTTGCAGGGTAGGGGTCTGCGCCGCCCTGCCCCCTGATCTGGAAGGAGCCGTCAAGCTCGCGGCCCTTGACCCAGTTCCCCTTGGCGCACCGCCAGGAGTTGCCGAGGCCAGAGCCCGCTGCCTTTGAGTCACCCGTAGGGATGTACTCTTCTTCGTTGACGCCGTTGATCGGTTCGTTGTTGGTGTCACTCATGACAGTGACATTGTCGCCTTTCTGCTGATGACAATGTCAACGGTCCCAGGACCTTTCTTGGGATGAGGGATCATGTTCGTCAGGCGAAAGCCAAGAGTCAAACCATGAAGACACTTTATTGGACGGACAAGCCGACCGGAGCAAGGATCAAGGCTGAGGTCACCATTCCTGAGATTGCCAACGCAGTGTTCACTTTCGTCACTCCTGCTGACTCACGTGTCTGCAGCATCTCCTGTGCCAAGGAGCGGAAGCTCTGGGAACTGCTGGAAGGCGAGGATAAGGTTCAGGAGGCCACCGACAGGGTTCCTGCCCTTGAGGAGCTGGTTGAGAGCCTTGAGAATCAGCTCACCTGCGCAGACGACCGAAACGAAGACCTGCAGGAGAAGTGGGACAGAGCCACCGACGAGCTGGAAGAGGCCACGGACAAGATCAAAGGGCTTGAGCTTCGTGTCGAGGAGCTGACGAAGGAGCGCGACCTGCAGAAGCAGGCCCTCATTGACAAGGCCAACCAGGCAGTGGAGCTGAGGCAGACCATCGACCGACTGACTGCGTCAGCGAGCGGAACCGAGGAGGAGCTTGTCAACGCCAGGGCCGAGATTTCAGAGCTGCTGCAGAGGTTGAACAATGAGGCTTGAGCTGGTGCCGCAGACGAAAGGGTCCGTGTCGAGCCCTGAGCTTCGATACATGCCGATCATCCGCAACGAGTCCGGGAAGATCGTGAAGACGGTCTACAACGCCTTCAAGCATGAAGAGGTCGCCAGGTTCTACGGGGAGATTGCCCTGGACAGGGCCAAGAGGGAGCCACGGGATGCCTGAGCTTCTGCGCGACGGGTGGGTAAAGGCCAAGAAAGAGTACAGATGCCAGGTGACAAGCCAGGTTATCCAAGTCGGAGAAAGCCATAGGCGGCAGGTTTGTGTCTACGAAGGCCAGTGCTACAACTTCCGAATGTCAGCAGCAGGCTCCAGGCTTTGGAATCGCTATTATAGCGACCTTGAGGAAGGTGACGGAGTGTCCGGCGATGCTGTTCGAGAGGCGGCAGTCGAGGAGTTTGGATCGCTTGAGGCCGCGCTGAAGGTCTGGGGGCAGAGTGCCTGAGCTGCACGTCTTCCACCCCACCTTCGGTCACCTGACCATGGTGGAAGGATCACTCAGGAACCTGGGTGGCCCGCCCGCCTGGGCCCTGGACGACCCCAAGTCGATTGCCAGGGTCAAGGCCGAGGTCGAAGCTGCCAACGCCGCTGTGGGGGTGGCCCTGAGGGCCGCATTCCCCGACAGTGAGCACGACCCGGTCGAGCTGCCAATCCCAGCCAATCTTCCTGGCATTGAGGCGAACGCCAAGACCTGGGTTTCCCGGTCCATTCCCCTCGCCGGGGGAGTCAGTGATGCCTACCCGAAGAAGCAGCCCTGGAAGTGGATCAAGGAGGGCGCGTCAGCCATCGTGATCGGCATTGATGGCAGAGTTGCCAAGGCCAAGCTCTCACGCCATGCCGGGGGCGACGTGTCCCTTGTCTTTGAGCGGTGGGAGGACACCTGGGCCGCTGCGATCCTATCGAAAGTCGTGGCCCACGACGTTGGAATCAGGGCCCTGATCTACCCAGAATTCCATGACCCAATCGGAGAGGGGTGGCTGGAATGCACCCCGATCATCAAACGCAAGGGGGTTCCTGCCCCTGAAACGACCTGCCGCCGATGGACATTCCAGGGCCCCTGCATCGGGGCCTGGACCCCAATCGCCTCAAACTGGAGGCCAATCACACCATGAAGAAGAAGCTCTACCCATACATCACCCCGGCGAATTACGAGAAGCTCACCCCTGTCTACCGAATCCCACACGTCGCGGCCTACTATTCCGACGTTGAATCTGTCCGCGAGCTGGGGGTCAACGCTGGCCTCAGGGTTCAGGAATTCCTTGCCAATGTCGGCCTTGGGAAGGGCTTCGCCTGGTGCGGAGCCTTTGTTTACTCAGTCTGCCTTGAGGCAGGGGTTCCGTCCTCGTGCCTCCCAGTCGCCAGGAAGGCAGCGAGTGTCGCTGAGTGGGTCAAGTGGGCCCGAAAACAGGGCATCCTCAAGATGGACGGCGGGCTCTACCCGACTCCAAAAAGGGGCAGCCTCTGTGGGTGGCTGAACAGGAACGGCACGGGCCATATCTTCCTGGTGACAAGCGTCACTGAGGAGTATGGGCCGCACCGGGTCTACCTCCATACCATCGAGGGCAACACCAACAAGAAGGGGTCAAGGGATGGCGACGGGGTCTATAGAAACAGGAGAGGGTGGCCCAACGAGGGCGACAGGGAGCTGTTTTGGATCGACATGACCAAGCTGAAGCTCTCATGATGGCCTCTCACCTGAAGAAAGGCGACAAGCTGTTCATGGTCGGCAAGCACCGCACCCTCTACGGGGAGGTCATTGACCCGCCGACGTTCGACTCTGTGTCAGTCGTCGGCCCTCCGATCTACTACTGGGAGGCAACCCTGCTCACGGGTGGGGGGAGGACAGAGAGAAGGATGATCGTGGCGGGGAAGTCGGGAGAAGTCAAGTTCATCATTGAAAGGAATGGGGAGACGATCTTCTCCCCCAAGTTCAGAAAGGAAGTTCAGAGATGAGTGCAAGAGACACGATTCACGCCCCCATCACAGGGATGCGCCCCACGCCGATCACCCGGCACGAAGAGTTTGGCATCGGCCTGAAGGACATCTGCGAGGTCACCGAAGAGGGCGACGCCATCGCCTCGATTTACAAGGAGTCCATCTATTTCCACCGAAGAGGAGAGACAAGGGTCAGGGCCCACAAGCTCCCCCTTGGCAGCTTCCCCGTCTGGACCCATGGGTTTATGCCTGCCTGCGATCCTGGGCAGCTCTGGGTCAAGGTTGAGGTCAGCAGGCCTTACCCTGATGCGGACGAGGTCTTTGACGCCTTTAGAAAGGAAGTGATCCCGCCAGAAGGCTAGGCTGCAGCCACCGTCAGACACCAAAGAGGCCACTCCTTTCGGGGTGGCCTTGCTTTGTAGAGGTCAGTCGCTATGCCAGAGCCGAAGGTTGAGCCTCCGGCTTTTCGATCTTACCCTGCCCCAACAACAGGAAGGTGGGTTCGTCTTCTTGTTCCAGTGTCTCCACCCGACTCGGTGTACTCCAGCCAGATTTCGCTGATATAGAGCCCACCGCCAACAGACATTCCAGAATCAAGGTCATCAATCCCAAGGCACAGGTCACTAGCATTGGCAGCGGCAACAATTGCCTCAGCCCCACTCAGAGTTAAGCTGGAAGACGTGAACACCCCCGTCCCAAGAATTGGCCTGGATGTAGAGTGGGTGGCAATCAGCGTTCCGGCAGCCCCTCCATATTTCAGTTTAAGGTTAAAGGCGTAGGTGCCAGAATCCTCAGTGTAATCGCCGCAGGCTATCACCCCAATAGAGACAGGCTGAGCTGAGTCAATGGCAGTAGGGACCGTCAACTGGTAGTAGCAGGGGTCCTCCGAACTCATTGTATCAGCCCAGACGCCGTTGCTGGTGTCAGAGGTTGGCGCAGTATTTATCCTTGCAACGTTAGAGGCCCCACTGCCAAAAGCAATAAAGCCCCCCGCATCCAGTTCACTGGCAGGGACAAGGTAGGAAACAGCCATTACCCACCAGTGGAAAACTTGGCCTCAAGAACCCTTTTCTCTTCGGCATGAATTACTTCCTGCCCCTTGACGAAAAGAGGTCTTGCAACCTCGCTGTAGACGGTTTCGAGGGCGAGCTTTGGGTCTTCCGTGCTGACACCCATTGACCTGATGTAGGCAAGGGCCAGTGCGGCGTCCTCTGTCTTTACGACCTTCTCTCCGAAGGCCTCGATGGTGATGGTGATGGTGGGATTCATTTTGATTAGACTCCAAGAGACGACTTGAACCCACGAACAGTGGCTTCAACTGCGACAGTGCCAGAGGCGTCAGTCAGGGTGAGCCTCAATGCCCTATTGGCAACACCCATGACGACACCTTCAACGGCATCCATAGGGGTGAAGATTGGGGGGCACATTGCAGCAACGGCCCCGTCTCCGTCAAGAAGCACTGGCCCCCAGACAAGGACCCCATCTGAATCGTCAATGGCAGCCCTAACTGAGCCTGAACCGGTGTTCTGGATCGTGATATGGTTGACGAAGTGCCTCTTGTTGATCACGGCGGCGACAATAGTCGTGTTCCCGTTGGCTGTGAGAGGCGTCCCGTTCGTCGAATAGGTCCAGATGTCAGTCCCAGGAGCCGCCCCGGGCCACACAAGAGCCTGCCCCGCCTGGGTTGCTGCGTGCCTGGTTGATGACCCGCTTGCAACAGCGGTCTGCTCAGTAGTCCTCGACTCCAGCCCAGCAGGAAAGACGATGGCTGACGCTGTTGACGCATGAGCGTTTCTGCCGTAGATGTCAAGCTGGCCTGCAACCAGTGTGTTTGGAACCACGAACGGGGTTGCACTTGGAGTGCACTTAATAGTGTGTGGGCCAACTGCTCCAGCAGTCATCACGAGACGGTACTGCGTTGCTCCAGGAGGAAGGCCAACCACAATCTTCGTGGCAGCGACCATTCCGCTGTAGGAAATGCCTGTGGTCCATCCCGCCGAAGAGGCGGTTCTGTATGCAAACTGAGCCTGCCCCCATTGACCATTAACATAGGTCTCAACCTTGATAGTTGGGCCCGTGGAATTGACGGCAGTGGCTTCAATAGTAACTGTAGCCATCCCAGCGCAAGCCCCTGTCACACTCAGGTCTGTGGCTGTTGCAACACCTACTCCTACCGCATCGAGAACCCCAGTGGTGACAGTCCCAGTCTTCCATGCCCCAGAGGTCTCAACCTCGCCCAAGACATTCACGTTGGCACTGGCTAAGCCGCTTGTGGGGACTCTTCCGACCCTGAGGATTCCGCCAGATTCAACGGCGTATGTCCTCTGTCCTGCGGCCCCGGGGTCCACAGGGGAAATGCAGACATCAATCGCCTCTGAGACTGCGTCAGAAAGAATGCCTTTGATTTTGACCACTGCCGGGAGGTCAGTCCACAGGTCCTCCAGCTTCTGCCAGGTCTCACTGAGGGTGAGGTCCTTCGTAGTGCCCGGGGCAGGGTAGGTCTGAACGGTGTTTTCGTCGAAGGCGCGGACTGCTGGGATTGTAGCCGCGCCCCCGCCAGATGGGGTCCTGAGCCAGAGGTTCTTTTTCATTTCGATTCGAGTCCGGCCTCCTTCAGGCCTTGGGACAATTCTACCCGCCCTGCCGATCCGCGAGGCTTCAGCTTCCCTGCCTTCTCGGCCTTCGTCTGCTGCCCTGCAAGCTCTGCAGGCTTCTCCCCAATGCCGCTGGGGGAGTCCTTCTGCTTCCTGAGCCAGGTGTCCAGGTTGGCTGCCGCCTTCTTGGGGGACCTGAGCCCAGTCTTGACCATTCCCATCTCCTCTGCAGCCCTCGCATTCCTGGCGGTTGCCCACGCCTGGAAGGCTGGAGTCGCATAGCGGTCGGGAGTGATTGGCAGGAGCGACTTCATGTCTGAAATGTCAGCAGAGTTGAGCCCCTGACTCTTCCAGACCTTGACCGCCTCGTCAACCCTGGCCTTGGCAATGGCTTCGGACGGGTGAACCCTGTTCCTGAGCCTTCGCCAGAGGACGACTGACTCCTTGACAGTCTCGTCAAGGCCAGCCACGACGCTCCTGGTCTCTGCGCCCCTGACGACCCCCTTCACGACGGCTGTAACGTCGCTGACAACCGGGACCTGGGGACTCAAAGAGTCGATCACGGTCTTCGTGATCCTGGTGGCGTCATCGACAGAGTCGGCCTTGGCAAACTCCTCCCAAACCCGCTCCGTGGCCCTGCTCCAGAACCCGAACATGCCAGCCTTCACCAGAATCTCGAACAGCTCTGCAGGAACCGCCTTCGGCCTCTTCGTCCTGGGGTCTCGCTCCCCGACCATAAGCTCAACGATCCTGTTCCTCATTTCGAGGGTGAGCCAGCCGACCGCCAGATACCCGAGGATCATTCTGAGCATCATGCCCGGCCTGCCAGCCGCCAGCTCCTCAGAGGCCAGCCAGAGGAGCCTGGCCTGCCCGATGTTGAACTGCTGGAACCGGAAGATCAGCCGCCATACCGGGTGATTCCTGGTCACGGCAGGAAGGTCAGACTTCCTGACCCTGATCTGGGTCCTCGATCCGGCGTGGTGGGCCAGCAGGCGCATGGAGTCGGTAATTCCAGCCTTGCCCTTCTTCTTGAGGGCCTTGATCTGGTTCTCGGTCAGCTTCATCCATGAGCGCAGCAGGTCCTCGTCTGCCTCCATGCGCCTCTGCGCGGCCCAGGAGAGCCTCCCACCGGCAGAGAACTTCTGCAGCCTCTCTGCGGTGCCCCTGAGGGCCGCTTCCGACACCAGGGCTGCCTGCACCCTAAGAAACGAGTCAACCGGCTTGATGCCCGTGACAGTGGCGACGAAGTTGGACACCTTGCGGGCCAGCTCCTCTTCGCCAAGCTCGATCTGTTCCATGTAGGCCGACTCAATCGCGCCCGACATGATGACATCGTGAATGGCGTTCCCGTGCTCTTTCCAGCTTGGGATCGCTGCAGCCATGTCCTTCCAGCCCTCAAAGTAAGCCTTCGTTCCGTACCTGGCAAAGGCCATGGCGGTCTGGTTGAGCTGCAGGGCCGTGGTTGTCAGGCCAGACAGCTTGCTGGTCATCTGCCAGGCACCCTCCCAGGCGATGAACCTGGACACGTTTCTCATGCCGACCGTGTCGCCCCCCTGGAGGCCGAGGGTCGAGATAATCATGTCTTGGAAGCTGGCCCTGCCGTCAGTGATCTGGGACAGGTAGTAGCCAAGGGTCGAATAGTCATGCTCCCAGATTCGGCCTGCAGCCTGCCTAAGTGCGGACTTCGTGATATGGTTCGCCGTGACCTTCTTGAAGTCGAAGTCGTACCACCTTTCTGACAGGACGAATGGAGCCCTGGCCCTTTCTGTCCTGCTAGCCCCGCCAGTGACGCCAGAGAGGGAAATGTCCGGCTCCAGCATCTTCCTAGCCAGCCTCTCGGCGGTGGCGATGTCAGCTCCCTTCTTCTTCGCAATGAGCCTGTCGAGGGCCTCCAGGTTCCTGAGCAGGGCGTCTGGAATCTTCCCTCCGAAGTCGAGGGCGACGGCATACTCTGCCACGAGGGCGTCCCAGAGAGGGCCCTGCTTGGCGTTGATTGCTGCCTGGGCATCCTCACTGAGCCACCGGGGGAAGAACACGTCAGGATCGACCATCTGGATTCGGGAGAACCTTTGGTAGACCCTGATTTCTGCCAGGCCACCATGGTCCTGCTGAACAAGCAGATGGTCGCCCTTGACGCCGCCGACGACGGTGCCGAAGGTGTCCACCAGAATGCCGTTGATGTTCCTGGTCCTGAAGTGGAGGAGCATCCCATCCATGGCTTCAGGGTCGTCCCAGGGCATGAGGACAGTGTCAACGAGCTGGGTGAGCTGCTTGGCCTTGCCAATGATCGCCCCGTTCGTGATTGCCCAATGCTGCCAGACGGCCTTCTGCCCTGGGGTCATCTTGCCGACCCACTGCCGGTCGCCCTGGGACATCCTGTGGATGTACTTGGCAAGCAGCTCCAGCTCAGCATTGACCTGCTTCTTGGGGACGCCCTTGTAAGCCTTCTTGATGACCTCGTTCATGCTCCAGAGCATCTTCATGGAAGACCCTTCAGCGATGTTCTGTATTCTCTCAATGTCCCCGGCGAGCATTTCAGCCGCCTTCCTGGCCTCCGATCCTGGCAGGGTGGAAGTAATGAGCTGGGATTCGATGTTGCCAAAGATGGCTGACCATCCGGCCCTGACGTTCTCCCAGGTGGTGAACTTGCTCCTGCTTCCAGCCCTGACCGTCATGGCTGCCAGCCTGGCTGCAGCCTTCGGATTCTTGGGGGCTCCAGCAGTGGCAGTCACAGGGCCTGCCGGGGTGGCTGATGCAGCCGCCTGTGCCTGCTGTGTGGACTCGGTGAGGTCGTTCATGTCCTCGTCCGATGGCAGGAAGGAGCCGAATGGGTCCCCCTCATTCTCCTGCATCCTTGCTGCTGGGACAGGAATGATCCTTACTGCTCCCTCAGTGGTCGGCCTAGCCACGTCGTAGTAGTTCGGGCCCCTCCAGGTGATAAGGCCTCCCTCCTGGTCGCCAGGAAGAGTTAGGCGGTAAGCCTTGAGCCTTTCGATGATGTCGCCACGGGCCGTCTCCTTGGCTGCAGTCGAGGCTGTGGGCCAGAGTGCCTGCCTGTCAGGGAGAATGCGGTCAGCGAGGACCGACAGCTCTGGGCTCAGCTCGCCAGACACGGTCATGGCGTGGACAATCGAGGCCGAATCCTGCCGGTAGATCGCGTCAGGGGTTGGGGTGTCCGACTTGTATTCTGGGTCGAACCCAACGAGGGGCTGGAAGAGGGGGAGTGGGGCGTCGTCGATGATCCGCTTGGCATCCTCTGGGGTGATCGTGATGCGGGTCCACTTGCGGTCGCCGTCTGGGACAACGACTGGTTCGCCCAGGCCTGCTGACTTGGCGAGTTTTGACACCATCCTGGGAATTAGAGAATCATAGAGAACGCCGTAGTGGTCGGCCTGAATCAGCTCCCTGCCGTCAAAGGTAACTGACGACGAACCAACGGGGGCCTTTGCAGTCTGATAGTCTATTAGAAGGTCGTCCATTCTACTATCAGCGGGGGAGTCGTTTGTTGGAATCCTAAATTCAACTTTTGCACCTCCGCCTGAAGCCTGCCGCACCACGAAAAGCCGCCTGTCGTCACCAACTTTAACATGAAGACCTGCCGGATAGCTGGTGTAGTTAGATGGAGGGACGGGCCCATCTAATCGAGGAATCTCACCAGTTGATACCATTGAAATAACTGCGTCGATCTGCTCCGCGTGTCTGAGTGCAAGGGCTGGAGTTGGGGCTCCAACAGTATCACTAAACCCCCACTGCAGCATAATTCTGCCCACTGCTCCTGTCGGCTCGCCGCCTGCGTCAAGGCGATAACTAGAATTTGAATCAACAGGCCAATCAGACCCTAGCGCCACTAAGTTGTCAAAATACGACAGCCCTGGAGCGATCCCCGCTGTTGAATGAAGCGTCACAGAGGCCCCGTTTGATCCATCTTTATCCTTGGTCCCCCAACGCGGGCTGACAGACACCCCTTCAGGAATAATGGTTCTTACTGTTGTGACTTCCCCATGCTGGAACACTTCAGAGTATTTCCCCTTCCAGATGGAAACCGGGACTGGAGTTGAGTTGCTATCCAATACCAATCCTCGCATGGCTTCTACTGCACGGGGGACAGGGATGGCCTTCATGGCATCCAAGCCGTCATTGATGACGCCTCCGTCCTTTCGCTTCAGGGTCCTTGTCACGTTCCCGCCAGGTGTCACCTCAATGGAGTAGGTCAAGTCTGACCCTGCTGCATTGAGACCACTGCGGCGCCAAAGGTTGAATGGGATTGAAGAGTCACCAAAAGAAAGCGTTCCGCCGCCCATCGACGCCAGCTTTGTAGCTGCCATCTTAATGGCAAGCTCCACCCACTTGTCCTGACCATAAGGCTTATCAGCGAATGACTCGTAGACAGACGCTGCGGCTTCTTCGTCGGCATCAAAGTCTCGGTTAAGGCGCTCAATCCACTCCCCGTAAGTAGCCTGCATGTTGCCAGCACCAACAAACGGGGTCCTGATTTTGCTTACTGGTGTCATAGCCACTGAATCAGGCAGTGACTTCATAAGAGCCATGTAGCCCTTGCCGAGAGACGAAACAGCCTCTCCAACCATCACGTCATGGTGTCGGCCCTTGAGGAGCTGGACAGCCATAAAGTGATTGCCTGCAGCTTGATACGACGACATGGATTCCTTATAGTCTTCGTATCCGTTCTCTTTGGCGAAGATGTCAAACGCTTCAATGATGGCGTTCTGCGCATCCCTTCGTTCTGTGATAGCCTTCTTTTTGGTCCTGGCTTCCTTCCAGTGGTCAGACTGAATCTCTTCAACACCAATATGAGTCAATCCGTCAGCATCCTCACTGATTCTGCCACGCAGCCAAGTGAGGGCACGGTCAACACCTGCAGGAGTGTGCCCGCTGAAATACCCCAAGTTTCTGATGGTCACGGGCATCTCGAATGGCATACCTTCGTATTCCTTTGATTCTGAGCTTGTGGACACTGAATACTCCGGGTCTCCAGCATCGCCCTCCGTGTCGAACTCGGAATAAGAAGATTCAAACCACTCTTCTTGCGGATATGCGAGGTCAACTTCGACATTCTGATATGCGTTTTCGTAGAGGTTGTCACGATACTTTTCCTTGGCATCGTCAATGGAGTCGAGCGCGTAGAAGTCGAGCGGCATGACAACTCCGGCCTCTTCCGTGACATCCGGGTCAACGTCATCTAGTGAACCGTAAAGCCTGATTGGCCCCTGAACGACGGACAGCATCTTGAACGCCACGTCGCCTTTTCTTGCATGAAGAACAAGTCGGCCTTCGTCTGTTCCTCTCATAAGAAGCGCAACATTGTCATCGCTAAGGAAGACCTTTTCGATGCTCGTTGAGGCTATCCCTTTAGTTGTTTCAAACCTGCCAGGCGTTCCAAGCTGACCTGAGACCCAGTGGGCTCCCTCAACCATGAGCACTGGGGAGCCTTCTGGCTCCTTGACCCAGCTCAGCGGATAGTCATTCTCCTCCCCTCCACTGACCTCAAAGTCGTGGCTTCTCAGCAGCTTGAGAGCAGCTTCATATTGGTCTGCTGTGTATCCGCCATCGCGAACGAATCTGAACCCGTGAGATTCATTCTCCGGCCTGACCGTGACCCTGATCTGATCCCTTTCGGCTGCTGACTTGAACACGTCAAAGCGGAACGCATCAAACGGGTCTTCGACTGTTTCAGTGAGATTGTTTGCCGACTTGTATTCATCTTCATAGTCGTTGAGCATCTCACTTACATAATCAGATTCAGCTTCATCTCTATATCTATCATAAATCTCAAGGGCGCGATCAAAGTCTTCGACATCCCTGTACTCCCAAGGAATATCTGACCTGTCCCTGGCCCCGATTGATCCAAAGTGACGCTGCGGAACCCTGATGCCCAAAGTAATGGCATGAAGGATGTCGTCAAGCTCAACCTTGCCCTGGTTCTCGGCCTCCACTTCGTCAAGGAAGCGGGCAAGCCCGGTCCACTTCATCTCCTGCTCAGTGACGCCGTTCGACTTCAACATGGCCCTAATCTGGGCCGGGGGCTGCGCCCCACGGAGCTTCTGCGCGAGGAGCCTTACTGACTTGAGGTGGAACCCTTCTGGGACTTCTCCTTGCTCCCAGGCTCTGATGGCGTCGTCGATGGGCTGGAAGAGTGGACTCGCAGGCCTCCCACGATTAACGATTGGCCTGGAAGGTCGGGCTCTGACGGCTGAACGGCCTGCGGCGCGGCCCCTGGCTTCTGCAAGCCTCTGCCTGCGCTCCCCCTTGATGATCTTTTCATAGTTGATTCTCGCTCTGTTCTTAGTGGGGTTGTCAGTGGCGTCCCCCACGAATTCGCCTGTCCCTACCCTGACCTCAATCGGGCCAGCCTGAACCGCCATGCCCTTGTAAAGGGCTTTGCCGGTCTTTCCAGTGGTGTCTGAGGTGTCGAGGACCCAAACCCTGTATCCGTCGCCATCGTCCGTGACTGTGACGCCAGGGGCAACTGGGGTGCCATCTGGATTCTTGACAGACAGGACCTTGGCCTGAACGTCAGCCTTTGAGGCCCCTTTGACCTTGAAAGATGTCAGCGACCCGGTCGCCTTAGCCACCGGCTCGTCGCGCCAGATGATGACCGCCTTCTGCTTGGCCTTGATGCCAGACTTGGCAGCGATCACTCTCATAACCTCAAGGCTGACCGACCTTGGCAGCAGGGCTACCAGATTCTCTTCCGAGTCGTCAAGCCAGTTGCCAATGGCGTCGATAACCTTTGGGCTGACGCCGTGGGACCTGAGCAGCCTTTCGACATGAGCCCTGGTGGCGGCGTGATTCCTGTCCCCGATCTTGGCCTCTGCCTGGGCAGCCGTCTGGCCTGACCCAGTGTTCGAGGAGACTATGACCTGGCTTTCCTTTGGCCTGATAGCGGGGACACGCGAGACGCCCATCTCAATCGGGCGAGTCCACTCATTGTTCGGGCCTCCGATGAACTTCGACCTCGGAGTCGGGCCTTCATAAACCAGCCGATCCTCATTCCTGCTTGGCTCCTCTCTGACAATCTCGATGCCAGAAGTGGTCCACATGACAATAACGTCAGGGAAGGCATCGCCATGCCGGTTGACCGCTGCGCCGTCGTACCCCTTCGCCTTGGCGGCTGCGAACTGCTCGTCCAGGTTCGGCCTGCCGCCCAGCTTGGCGGCAGTCTCCCCAATAAGGTTGTCCGGGTCGCTCGTGGCGTCCCAAACCTTCGATGGGTCGATTCTGACCGTGTACTTCGTGCCGCCGCTGACGAATGGCTCGTCGATTGCCATGTCGGCAAAGAAGTAGGTGAAGGCATCACCTGCCTGTCTCCTTGCCACGTCCCTTGGACTGGCAAACGCCCCCGATCCAAGCATCCTGGGGTCAAACTCTGTGATCCCGCTTCGACCGAAGTGGGTGGCCCAAAGGAAGTCTTCATCATCGACCTTCGTGCCGAGTGGCTGGAAGAGTGGCAGCCCGTTCTCGTCAACGAACTTGCCCGTTCCGCCGTATTTCATGACCTCAGGCGGAAGCATGGCGTCCACTTCCTTTTGGATCGCCTCAGTGCCGCCGATGTACTGATCCCGCCACTTGGAGAACTGGGAATTGGCCTCAGCAATGGCCTTGCCCTTCTCTGCCTTTGAGAGCTTGGGGTCCGCCATGATCTTATCGACCATCTCCCTGTGAGCCTTGTGCTGGGCAGCGTATGCCTCGATTTCCTTCTTCGTCAGCTTGACCGGCTCATTCTCGCCAGGAAGAGTGACCTTCGTGGCCTCCTTGCCCCTTTCGGTGACCGTGACCCTGGGCTCCTTCCTGGCCTCGGCCTTCGGCTGCGGATCGCCTCCGAACATCTCGTCGAACATGGCCCGAAGGTTGTCAGGGACGGGAGTCTTCTTGGTCTTGATCTTCTCCCACCACTCGGAAATGACGCCCTTCAGCCAGTCAAAATACTTCTGCAGCTTGGGGGTTGGGGCAACACCAGACGCGCCGTAGTCCTCGAAGTACCTGGCCCCAGATTCCTCGGCATGAGCCGCTGGCGGGATTGGCCTCCCAGCAGCCTTGGCCTTCTTCATGTCCTCGATAAACCTAGGGTGGTACCCCGTGTGGTTCAGCTCGTCGATAATCTCCTGATGCCAGTCTGGGGCGATCTGCTTCAGAACGTCCATGGAGTGGTGATAGGCTGCCTCGTGAGGAGCTGTGGATGGGTTCGCGCCCTTCCCGGCGTAGGACTTTCCGTCAAGGTAGGCCCCGCTGTAGTCGCCGCTTGCCAGCGATCCAGGGACATCGGCGTCAGCGAATGAGCCGACCCCGCCCCAGAACCTGTCTGCCACCTCGTCGGCAGTGACGCCATCTCCAAGGGACTTGGCGATCTGATCGTAAAAGGACTCGACAAGGGCAGCAGTTGACTCTGCTGACATCCCCATGGCGGGGGCTCCGGCCTTCTTTGCGGCCTTCTCACCAGGGACGGAGAGAGGGCCTTCTGTGAGGTCCTTGACAACCCTGGAGACACCGCCTTCGCCACGCTTCGGCATGGCGTCAAACTTGGCCCTGTCAGCCTTCCTGCCGCTGACCGGGGACGGGATGCCTGCCTCGGTCGGAGTCGGGGGCGGCGTTGATGGAGCTGGAGGCACAGTCGGCGCGACTGGCTCCTGTGGGGGCACGTCAGCCGCTGATCCAGACGGGGGGGCCAGTCTGTCGCCCTGGGGTGCCTCCGGGGCTACCGTGGGCTCTGAGGCGGCAGCAGTGGCAGGATCAGGAGAAGATGCCGCGACATTCGCTTCATCCTGTGCCAGCTTCCACTCTCTGTGAATCTTCTGGATCGGTGTCGCCTTCTCGTTCCAAGCCTTGACTTCAGCATCGTAAACCTCCCTTGCCCCCTCTGGGCCGAGGACATCCTCTGAGGCCTTGGAATAGGTGGGGCCAAAATCGGCGTCGGCAAAATCCTTTGGGGACATGCCCCGCATATCATTCTCTGCCCGCCACTTGTTGTACTCGTCAACAAGGCCTCCCCAAAGTTCTGGGTCAGACTGGGCCCGCTTCGTGGCTCCCTGCCCAACAGACTCCCTGAGGTCGATGTAGGCCTGAGCTGCGCTGACATCCCGCCTTAGGTTGCTCAGCCTGTCAACGAAATTGCCCCAGGCATTCTTCATCTCGGGGGCGACGAAAGTGTCAGCCGCACGATCCCAAACCGCCGACTGAGCGTCGCGCTCCAGGGCATTGGCAAGAAGGTCGGTCGGGGCCCTGAACAGCTTGGCTGCAGACCCAAGCTCTGCGAAGTCAACGAGGTCAAGAGCGGCCCAAAGGAAGTCGGCCTTTGAAGACTCGACAATAGCCCTGGCTTCCATGTCGCCAGCGGCTGCAGCTTCTCTTAGCTTCGCGTATTCTGGGGAGGTGTTCAGATCGACTGCATGTTTGAGCCTGCCGCTCACGAACCCGACGCCCGGGATGACCTGGGATGGCCTTGTCAGGCTTTCCCCAGCTCCGGCACCCATCTGGACCGCCCCGCCAATCGTGGGGGCCACGCCGGACGAAGTGATCCACTGTGATGCCCTGTTGAGCCAGCGAGGAGCCTGGGCGTTGGGGGCGTAAGTTGAATAGACCTTGTCGGCAACATCAAAGAATGAATCCTTGACCGACTGGGGCATGGATGCAATGGCCCCAAGCTCAGGCAGGAATACGTCCTTGACGTACTTTGAAGCCTCTGCCGCCTTTCCCCTCACCCACGAATGGGTCGGGAGCGTCTCGAAGATCGGACGAAGTGCCCCGTCGAACATCTTGTCGAATTCGTCAATGAGCTGGTATTCGCCCGCCGACTTGGCCTTTTCAATAGCCTGAGGTGATTCAGTTCTGTAGGCCAGCGAGGCCCGGGCCCTGTCTGTCTTGGCTTTGACGACCCTCCCAGCCATAGCATCAACTCCCTGCTGGGTCTGGGAGTCCTTGAGTGCCTTGGAAAGCTCAGTCGGATCAACGAAGGGGTCGTCCCCAGCAAACAGGGAATCAGCAGCCTTGCTGCCACGCTTCATGCCTTCGTTCCACCCAAGAGGACGGGCGGATGACACAGGGGAAGCCTGGGAAAAGAGGTCGCTCTTGATGAGTGATCGAAGCTCTGGGGTCACGCCAGGAAGGTCGCGGTCGATCAGCCCCATGACATGGGACAGCCGCTTTGTGGGCTCCTTTCCGCCTCCGTGATTCAAGAACGCCGCCCTGGTGGCCTCCCATTTCAGGGTGACCGGGTTGACGCCTGCAGCCTGCATTTCAGACTGAACTCTGGAGACATAGGATTGGAATGGCTCGACAGACCGCTTCGTGCCGATGATCCTGCCAAGTGCAGACTCCTTTGCCAGGCCTGTCCCAGAAAGGGCAGCCGAGTCGAATGTCTCTCTGACGATCCGTTTCGTCGCAGGAGTTTTGGCCTGTGACACTGGGCTGGGGATCGGGGCAGGGAAGGCAGACGCCTTGCGAAGCCGTGACAGAAAGTCAAGCGGCCTTTCGACTGTCTTGACTGTGGCCTTTGGCTTCTTCGTGCCGGAGAGGGCAAGCGAAACGGGGAGTCCCATTACTCCCCAATGCTACCTCACTTGCGGCCTTTGGCGATCCTCTCGAAGGCGTCCCAGGTGAAGGCCGTGGCCTGCTCAAAACCCTTCCTGGCCCGCTCCTGCAGCTCCTTCTTCTTCTTGGGATCAAGGGCCGTGCTCTTTGACAGCCGGTTCAGCTCAGTCAAAACCTTCTGGTAGACGGCGTGGGAGAACTCCATGTACTGGGGGTTTCTCGTGAGGATGTCAGCCCCTGTTCTGGCCTTTCTTTCGATGTCTTCCCACTTTGAAGCAGCCTTGTCGAACTCTTCTGCCACGGGCTTGACTGTGGCGACCATGGCCTCCAGCTTCTCGTCAGTGAGCCCGAGCTCCTTTTGCATGGCCTTCAGGGCCTCGCCACGAGTCTCGATCACCTTCTTGCCAAGACGAACAGCCTGATCGGCCCCAAGCTCTGATTCAAGATAGGCGACGATTCTGTTTGCCAGGTTGTTGGTCTCCGAGGAAGCCGCCTCCCTGGAGTCAAAGAGGTTGAGCCTGGCGCGGATCGCGGGGTCTTCCTTGCCCTTGGAATCTGTCAGGCCTGGCCTTGGGTACTTGCCACTGATGACCCCGCTGACAATGTCGTCAGCCGGTGCTGTGGAGCCCTGAGATTGTGGGGCCTGTGGGCCGACCTGTCCGACGCCTGGGAGTGCCCCGCCAAGGCCAGGAGGGCCGCCTGGACTGTATGGCGGTACCGTGCCTGAATTCGTTCCCGGCTTGCCATTAAGGATGTACCCCGTCTGGGCCTGCTTGTGGTCGTTGTCGATCTTATGGTCTGCAGCGTTCTGAACGGCAATCTCGCGCAGAATATCAATTTCACCGTTGGTCAGCGCGAACTCGTCACCCATGGCTTTGAGTCGCGCCTGCGCCTCGTCAACCTCGCGGGGATTCATTGACTTGCGAAGGTCTTCCTTAATGCCTGCAGCCATGACCTTCTTCTCGTCGTAGACTTTCTGCTTTTCTGCCGCCGACAAGGTCTTGACCTTGAGGTTGTACTCCTTGTTGAACTGGTCGATGTTGGTCAACTGGGTCATCAAGGTTGACTGAGCGTTCAGCTTCAGCTCGCCACTGCGAACAGCCATATCGTCAGCCCTGTTCAGCATGGACTGGGCATTGGAATCAAGCCGGGCGATCCTCTGAAGACCCTGCTGAATAGTGTCCTGAGACATGGAGAGCCCAATCTTATTGGCGTCCCTTCCCGCCTCCCACTTCGTCATTCCATTCTGATAATCAATCTTGGCTCTTTCGCCCGCCCTCGCCATGGTGGCGTTCGCAAGCTGCCCGGCATCGGCTCCAAAGATGGTGCCGATAAGTGCCGCGATCTGATCCGTGGGGGAAGCCGTGGGCTGGCCCATCTGCGGAGGAGGAGCAGCAAGAGCCTGTCGGTATCCTTCCATTTGCTCCTGAATAGAGCTGACAGTTGACTCCTCCTGCTCTATCATCCCGTAGACCTTTTTCGCGTTCCCTCGCAGGTCAGATTCAAGCTGAGCCATTCGGGAGAGGTGCTGATGCGCTGCCGCATACCTCTCAACCGTTCCGTTGAACTGACCACTTAGGAAGGGACCGCCAAGGCTCATTAGCGTGTCAAAGTCTCCTTGCCCTTAGTCTTTGCCCCTGGGGCAGTAGTGCCATTACTATCGGACTGTCCAGACTTGAAGAATGGGAGCTGCCCAAGGCTCTGAGACAGAAGCGCAAGCGACCCTGAAAGGTCACGTGGGGCCTGCTGGCCCGCATTGGCGACGTTGAGGTAGCTGCCCATCACTGAGCCGCCAGCACCAACAGCAGAGAGGATAGCCGCCATCTTCTTCTGGGTGGCGTTGCCCTGAGCCTCTGCGAGCAGGGACTTCAGGGGGTTCATGGTGTCCCGGGCGATTGCCTGGGAGTTGGCGTTGAAGAAGGTGTCCTGTCCGGCGTTGCCGCCGCTGGCTTTGAACCTGGCATTCAGGGCGCGAAGGGAATCAGACAAGGTCTTTCCGGCCTGCTGCTCAGCAAGCTGGACCGTCCCCTGGGCCTCAGCAACTGGGTCATACTTCTGAGCCAGTTCGAGGGCCTGAGTGAACCCAGAATTCTGAAGGGCAGCCGTTCTGGCTGCCTGCTCCTCTGCCTGCCGCTGGGCAGCAGACTTCCTTGGGGCTCCGATTCCAAAGAGCCCGGCGAGGCCGCTCAATCCTCCTGCGATTGCACCGATTCCAGCAAGGCTCATTATCTTCTCCCACTGTCGGCCTCTTCGACATCAACTGAAAAGTCAAGAATCTTATCTGTTCCGACGACTCCTGTGACCTTCACTTTGAATCCGATTCCAGCCGGATGGGCCTGACTGATCGAGTTTACCTCTCCACCAAAATTGACCGTTGCCCACGTGCTCCATGCTCCATCCCTTCCAAGGATGGACACCTGGACCGTGGGAGAGCCCGCATTCAGGACCCTGAACTTGCGGATTCTGCCGCCAGGGAAAAGCACTCCTGCAGACTCAGAAACATAGGAGACAGCAGCCCCGGCGTCAGTGGTATAAGCTGCCCCATTCGAGTCTTTGAGCATCCTGACGATGCCGCCAGAGGAGTCCATCGCCCGGAAGGGGAGTCCTGGCACAGAGGAGGCAGCTTTGACCGAGAACCATGCCCCTTCTGTCCACTCTGATGACTCGATGCCCCTCTTCAGCCGCATGAACTTCGTGCCGCTGAAGGCGAACAGCTCATTGTCGTGGGATGACAGGACGACGTTGCCAGTGCCAAGGGCTGCCCAAGAGGTCCTGGCGGCCCGTGTCAGCTCCTCCCACTCGTAAAGGGGCTCATTGGTCGTAAGGATCGCACGAGGGGCCTGGTAGGAGAAGATGCCAGAAGTGGACGCCACTGCCACGCCGTCCCCCCAGGCGACCGCAGACAGGGGGCCACGAGGAGCCACCGACCACGGCATGAGCCTCGGAGGAGTGGCGGTCATGGCGGTGTCTCCCAGCATGACGACAACGCCCCGCTGGGTCACCACAAAGAGGTGATCGCCCCCGATGATCGCCACCGCCCGGGAGAGGTCTCCCTGACTGAAGGTGACGGTCCTGCCTGCATAGATGTCGTCTGAAACGACCTGGCCCGACACTTCGGAAGGCTTAGGAAGGAAACGGCCCGGCTCGCCAGCGTAGCTGATGAACAGCCACCGGCCCTGAGCCACGACCATATGGGACTTCCAAACGCCCATGGCGTCCGGTGCCAGGTCGGCCCCGAACCCGTCGAAGCTGATGACTGGGGCATCATCAAGGGTGGAGCCCTCGTCCCATCTCAGATGATCTGACCAAGTTGGAGACCCAGAGTTGTCGTCTTCCCCCAGCTTCTTCCAGACAAGGTCATCGGTAGGGGCCCTGTCATTGTCGATCATGCGCCGGAAGAATCGGACCTTCGTGTACCCGTCAGCGAAAAGCCCAGTGTCCTCTGAGGCTGAAAGGGTGACCCTGGTTCCCAGCTTCTGAGAGTCCTCTCCTGAAAGCCATGGAAGGGACGCGCCCCAGGCCAGGCCTCCTTGGACCTCGCTCCTGGTGGCCTCAGACAGAGCCTGGGTCGTGGGGTTGTAATAGGCGTAGCAGTATTCGCACGGGTCGGCCTCGTTCTTTGAGAGCTTGACGCCGCCGAGCTTGAGGGGGCTGATGGTGAATTCTCCCACCTCGGTCCATGCGGCATGAAGGCAGATGACGATTGTCTTGACCGCGTTTCTGGACGCCCGAGCCACCGAGGACAGGTCAACCACGCACCGCATTTCCTCGCCAACGACAGCTCCCGTGAAGTGGATGCCGCCAGAAATGAGCTGGGATTCGGTTGGGGAGATGTCTGATTCTGAAATGTAAAACAGCATCATCGGCCTGCTGCAGACCGTTCCAGAATCGCTCCAGTGGGGGAAATCGCCGCCGACTTTGTTGACCGTGAAGTAGATGTAGTCACAGATCGAAAAGTCAAGCTCGCTTCCGCCTGCCAGCTCAATTCTGACTGAGCCCCATGGGCCCCCAGAAAGCGGCCCGTAGGTTCCCCACGGATTGGGGGCGTTCATGCGAATGGTGCCCTGGGTCGTGGGGGCTGTGCCGATCACACCGAAGCCGTAGACATCTCCGTAGCTGGCATAGTAAGACCGTGGACCCTGCTCGACCGTGGTGGCTGCAGGCCATGCCAAGGCGACATAAGGAGGGACATCCTTGGCAGCATCAAGGTAGACATCCCGCTCGAAAAGAGGCTTCCACCTCTTCCAGTCGTCGTCAGCATCATAGCCAGCGTCGCCGGTCGTGCCGACTGGGCCACCGATGCGCCTCACCCAAACCCCACCGCTGGGGTGATAGGCGTAGACATAGGCCCCATACTGCTCGAACCGCCAGGAAGTTTGCGCTCCGTCGTGGAGCACCGTCAGGGCATCCGAGTCGTTTCTGACTATGGCAGTGAAGGCCAGAGTCGTGGGGTTCACCGAGTAAAGCGTTCCGGTCGTGTCGCCATCAAGAACGATGACCGCCAGGTACTCAGCCGTGCCGTCGTACTCGGCATAGAAGAACCCAGCCCCCACGTCGTCGGCGTCGTAAGACGTGCGGCGGGAGGCGGTCGAATAGCGTTCGATCCCTTCAAGGACACCACGGGCCATGGTCGAGTTGACCCCTGACCATATCGAGCCGTCAGGCGTTCTTACCTGATCGGCGGTGTTCTGCAGCCCCTCGGTGAAAAGGTTGATGTTCACTTCAGCCTCACTCTAAGCCTGTTCGTCAACGCCCTGGCCTTTGCAATTCCATATCCCCTTTCTGCCATGGCCTTCATGTTTGGATCGGCCCGCCTTGCCATGCGGTGGCAGA